AGTCTCGTCGCCCGATGCGAAGAGTGCGGCGCGAAGCGGTATTCCGGTAAAGCCACGCTACCCGATGGCACGCAGCTGAGCCCCGGTCATTGGGTGATCCCGGCCGAGGGCGCCGACTGAGTGCGCGACGGATTTTCTGCTATATCGAGCGGCTGGACTCTGATCAGCGGGCTTGACGACATCACCGATCGGATCGAGCAGCTCGCCGAATGGACGAGGATGAACGGGCCGCTCGAGGCCGACGAAGAAGCTACCGTCAAGTTGATGATCGAGTGTCAGATCGCGCGTGGAATGGAGTCTTAATGCTCGCAACAAGGACTTATGACGACCGCCTGGATACCGGACTGAAAGGAGAAGCGTACGTTGAAGGATGGCTCATTGAACTGGATTATCTGACCAACCGGTTTAGCGAAATCAGTAAAACAGGCAACGGTCCGAGGTTACGCGGAAAGGACGGAATCAGCTACGCGCTGCCGGATATACTGGCTGCCAAGAACTTGAAGGTCTATCCGTCGTCATTACCTGTCGTGGCGTACGTCGAAGTCAAATGGAGATGGCAATTTTACTATGACAAGACAGAGCGGGAGTGGCTGGTCGGTATCGACTACATATCCTGGGATGACTACGAAAGCATCGAAGACCAGACTGGTTTGAAAACATGGCTGTTATTTTTGAGCCCAGGGGGATCTCTGCCTGAGTGCCCTGTAGGGTTATTAGGGCAAACACTCGAAGAACTGAAACAGCAGCCATTTTACGATCGAGAAATAAAAGGCAGGCCATGCCGTTGCTTCTCGGAAAAAAGCCTGCTGTTCATGGACGACTATCGAAACGTCGTCGAAGCAACGCCTTACGCGTACAGAAAATCCGGCACCGGTTTATACACGCCAACCAACCGGGGAAGCATCGCATACGACGAAGATCCATTAGGCCTTGTATCATCGCCGGCGCGCTTAATCAAAACCACCGGTGATCCGGTTTTTCCGGAACCGGCCGAAACTCTGCATGTTACACCCTACGGGATTTTCGCAGAGGACGCCGACTGGTTCAGGCGTAATGCCTTCGATATCAACCGTCGCGAGCGCGAGCGAAGAGGCTGGGCGCAGTAGAATCTATTCAGCGCCACCGGCTGGCGAAGTCCGCTCTCAGCGTGGGTACGCTTGCCGACCCACTGCCCGCGGAAAGGCTGTTAAGTGTTCGGGATATCTTCGGCTTGCCGAGGCAGCCCCGGAAGCGATCATTGAAACTCTGGTCGTCCCGGCACGGCCGCCTGGATAGTCTGACTGCGCGGCGTCGGGAGCGATCATTGGTCGTCCCGGCTGGGCATCGAAAATTCCCACAAACCGGAAAACGAATCGTTCCGGCTGCGGCGTCGAGAGGGAAACTCTGGTCGTCCCGGCGCTCTGGCCACCCATGCTGGAAGATCTTCCGGTAGAGGATCGTCCCGGCAGTTGGTCGTCCCGGCTTGCTCTTCCCGGCTCGCCAGATATCTGGTCGTCCCGGCAGATCCGGCCTGCCTTGCGGCAGCCTCTTGAAACTCTTGGCTTATGCCTCTGGCTGTTCCTGCTTTCACCCGGCTCCAGAACCTGTACGAACGTGAGCTCACCAGACTGCTGCGGACGTTCGGCGGACGACGCCCGCTGACGCCAGTCATTCTGCGGCGCATCGCAGCTGATCCGCAGTTCAAGAAAGCCGCGTGGGACATGGCGAAAAAGTTCGCCGCGGCCGCCGGTACCGCGAACGCGGCGTCATGGCGCGAGGCAGCCTTCAAATCGACGCGCGCCGGCGATATCTGGAAGGCGCTCAAGAAGGAGTTGCGCGCAACAGGCGTCGGGCATCGCATCGATCAGGTGGTCGCGGCGAACGCGCATATGATCAGTTCGGTCCCGCTGAAGATAGCCGAGAGCATCACGGCTTACGCGGCGAAAGTCGAGCAGCGGGGCGGGCGCGCGAGTGAAATCGAAGCTGAGGTCCGGCGGATGTCGCCCTCCCTGGCCAAAAGCCGGATCCAGCTGATCGCGCGTACCGAAGTCGGCAAAGCCGAGTCCGCGGTCACCCGGGCGCGATCGGAAGAGATCGGCGCGGACTGGTTCCAGTGGTCGACGGCCGAGGATGAGCGCGTACGGCCATCGCACAAGAATCTGAATCTGGTACTGGTGCGCTGGGCCGATTTACCGCAGCCCGAAATGCTGATCGGCGAGCGCAGCACTCTGGGACCAGGAGCGCCCGGGGAGTTTCCCAATTGCCGCTGCGCTTCCCTGCCCCTGATCTCGCTCGATGAAGTGACGTGGCCGGCGCGGGTGTATTCGATGGGATCGATCAAACGGATGACGCGGGCGGCTTTCAAGAAGTTTGCGAGCTGGCCGCAGGCGGCTTAAATTAAGAAGCATGGAGAGGCTGGTAACATTTGCTGTGCTGGTGCTGATTGCACTACTGATGACCGACAGGCGTTGAGCCGTTCATTTTCGGCAGGTCGAGTGCTGCTTTCACTGTGGGGTCAAGATCTTCAGCCAGAATGGCTCGGAGCCATTTAACTCTCCGGATCGCGGCGTCAGCCAGATTCGTCCATTGCTCCAGCGTCAAGTGGAATGTCACGCCTTCGATCAATCGGCCACCGTCGGGCAGCGCTCGATGAATGTCGACGTGAAACGTGCCCGCTCCCTGTTCCGTAGTCAGCCATACAGCATCCCCTGATGCGAGGATCTTACCGGTGTCTTTCACTACTTTGTACTCCATCCAGCGTGGAGCATTCGCCCGTTCTTCCTCGTCCAGTCTCTGGCGTTCGACCTTTCGCTGCTGTTTCTCTTCAGGCGTAAGACGTTTCATTTCGGCTTGAATCCTATTTCCCTGAGATCCGCACTTACTTTCTCTTCGCTCTCTTTAAGGTCGGCCGGCCGGACGTGATCGGCGAATGGCCGTTGCTGACTCGGCCCGCTGTTTGCCACGTTGACAGTGATCGACTCGGAAACACGGCGCTCCTGGAATCCGAACGGAAACCGGTAACCCGGCGGGCTCGTGACCGCGTAGAGATAGAACTGGTTCGACATATCGACCAGCCGCGACTCGGCGGGGAACAACTGGACAGCCTCGATTTCGGGACCGAGAAGCTGGTTCTTGATCCATTGCACGTCGCGCCAATCGGTAACCGGCCGCCGATCCTCGCGGCGGATCGTCAGGATGGTGATATCGCCATCGTACTTGAGGATGGCCTGATACTTGCCGTTGTAGAACGCCCGGTCGCCGGCATTCAACCGCTGCGGAGGCGGGTCGCCTTCGATGAACGGTTTCATAATGGCTCACCGGGCCGAGTCTGCTTAATGACTTCGGCAAACGTGAACCGGCACAGATAGATCTTCTTGCCGTAGGTTTCAGCCTGGATGCTCATAGCCATCCTGATATAGTCGCGATCGACCTTTTCTCTCGCGGTGGCCACCAGCGGAATGTAGCCCGCCGGGACCAGTCCCTGCTTGAGGCCGATGACGCCGGAGCCCAGCTCGTCCTCGCCTACCCAGGCGAACAGTTCGAGCGAGCGAAGGCGGTCAGGATTCATGGGGTGCTTTTCGGAGTGCGTCGAACGTGTCGGCGGCAAGTCTTGCGGCCTGGCGGATGGTCATGCCGGGCGGATCTTCGCGCGTGTTGCCGGCACATGAACAGTCGCCAAGTTGATGGGCTGCTGAACCTATGACCATGCGGATCGCGCATTCGCGATGAACGTTCTGTAAAAACGGAACGGCATCGAGCGGAAGTGTTTCACCGGGCAGGACAGGCTCTTTACAGTAGACGCATTCAGAAGTCATGGGGAAGCTTGCTCAGTATATGTTCCATGGTCCGCCGGGCATCTGGTGAGCGATCGACCTGATCCGAGCAGTTTTTCGTCATGGTCGTTTCGATATTGGCATTTGACGGGACCGCTTTGACCACGCAGGGGTTGCACAGTATGAACACGTTCTCACGGCCCTGTTGATCGATCCGTCCCTGCGCTTCGGCGCTGATGACCACCGGCTGAGTGCAGCGTACACAGCGCGAGACTTGCGAGCCCGGCTTGATCGAATGATTCTTCATCAGGTGATCCGCGACGGATCGGCACACGACGACCATCCGAACCGGCTCATCCATGTGATTCTGTTTCGCCTTCCGCCACGGCTTCCCTGGCTTCGGCGGCGCACTCGCCGCAGATCCAGTATGGCCGCGCTTCCGTTTGCGGGTCGAACGTAGGGTCTTTCATTACGCCCATCCGTTCCTCGCACGTCTCGCAGACGTCGTGCACAGGGCAGTAACGGGAGACTTTAAGCCCTCTTGCGTCCCAGGCGCATTCGCACCCTGGCTCGTACCGGCTTTGGCGCTCGAGTCTTACTTCGAGGCGGCGGTAAGCCGCGCGGCAGCCTGCGTGCCAGTCGAGCGGAGCATGGCCTTCGTTGACGTGGCAGTCGCAGCATTTCCAGACGATATGCTGCGTACCGGTCGCCTGATTGAAGCCGCGATGTTCGGTGTGCGTTCCCGGCTTGCCGCATTCGCACGGCTCCTGTTGCGGCGGCTGGATCGGCAGCACCAGCAGGTTGTTCTCAAGCGGCGGTTGCCCGGCGAGCTCGACCAGCCCGCTCAAGTCCTGATTGAGCGAGGTGATCCTGAAGTAAGCCGGGTCGATCCGCGGCAGGAGCCTTCTCATGTCGAGGAGGATTTCCTCGATGACAACAATCTCTTTCATGAGCGGTTTGGCTTCAATCCTGCCGGTTACCCGGTAACCGGCTTCGCGATCCACGGCCGGAAGGCTTTCCAGCATGGTCCGGTAGCACTTGCCTATTCTGTCGAGGAGCTGCAGTGCGTCGAGGTAATTTACGGTCTGTTCGTCCAGCATCGCTTTCAGCGTTTTGCTTTTTCCGGAATCGTGGTTTTGAGCGAGGATTCGACCACCACGTACAGCTTCAGTCCTGTTTCTTTGGCGTAGGCTTTCGCGCGGCGGATCACGCGCTCGTCAATCCGGACAGTCAAAGCTTTGAGTGCCATGCATCTACCTTAGCAAAGCTTTTAATTGTCAGCTTTTAGCCTGTCGCCTGCCGTAATCGGGCAGGAACTCCAGATGCGGCGCTGATTCGACCACTGATTCGATGCGTGCGGCCTGCTCGGGATCATCGGTCAGGAACCGCGCCGGTGCGTGCGGATCGTGCGTGGCGAAGATGCTTTCGTCGGAGATCGTGCCTCTGACTTTCGGGATGTTCAGGGTTCGAATGCTTCCTGACCGGCAGGTAATCCGCGCGAAGGGGCGCCCGATGCCTTCGAGAGTTTTCAGCTTATCCTCTGCTTCATAAAGCTTGTTGTTTTGCTCCCAGAACAGCTTGGATAAACGTTTCAGGTCGGCGGTCAGTTCTTTGATCTTTGTATCGGCCTGCTGGAGTTGCTGGAACTCAACCTCGGCGGCCAGTTCGTCCCGGTGGCGCTGCTGTTCCGCTTTCAGGGCGGCGCGGGTGGTGGCGAGCTCCGCGAGGATCGCGGGCTCCACCCTTGCCGCCTGGGCAACCTGCATTGACAGATTAGTCGCCAGGGCCTGCAGCCGTACGATCTCGGGCGCTTCCAGTTGCCGGCTGTTGATCCATTGCCACATCGGAATCGGACCCCAGCCCTGACTGGCGTGGAATTGCAGAAGGATGGCACGGCCGAAGCGTCCGTTTGTGATGTCGAGCCGCTGCGCCAGTGTATGAATGTTGCCTTCGAACCAGAGCAGATAGTTGAACTCGGAGAACTGGAAATAGTCGTTCGGAAACATGGCCTTGATGTTCAACTCGGCGGTTTCGCAGATCAAGACATAGAGCCACTTCATAAAACGTAGCCTTTGACCTGAAAGTGTACCCCGTTTGAGATGAGCCCACCGCGCCCACGGCTGAAACTCAGCCTTGCTGAAACCCGCCAATTCTACGATCAGCGCGCCCGGGATGCGCGTCAGGGACAGACGAACGCGCTGGCCATGCACGACCGGAATCTCATCAATTCCGGCCTCGTGCCGTTCAACGAACAGGGCGCGCTGGTAGGCCGCGCCACTGATGCCTTTGTCAACGCGGCGGCGCGCACCGGCTTCGGCACCCCGAGCGTAGCTGAAGCAGCCGATTATCTGCTCGTCCGCTGGTCCTACGACTACCAGCTGATGTACACGCTCTACCGCAATCACTGGATCTCGCGGCGGATCGTGGACATGCCGGCGCAGGATATGGTTCGCGCGTGGCCCCGGCTGACTTCGGATCTTGACCCGAAGGACCTTACACAGCTTGACCGCGTGATCCGCAACACAAAGACCAAAGCGAAGCTGCTCGAAACCATCAAGTGGGCGCGGCTGTTCGGCGGTGCCGGCGCTCTGATCGTCATCGACGGCCAGGAGAACCGTCTTGACGAACCGCTCGACTACGACACGGTGGAGCTCGGGTCTTACCGCGGGCTGATCCCGTTCGACCGCTGGGTCGGCATCTATCCCGACACGAACATAGCTCACGACATCGAGCGGCCTCTCGAATTCAACCTGCCTGAGCACTACCGGGTGCAGTCGCTCGGCGGCGCCCGTGGCTTCCGCATCCATGCGAGCCGGATCCTCCGCTTCACCGGGCCCACCGTCCCGGCCCCTGAGTATCAGGCCCAGATGTACTGGGGCATTTCGGTGCTGGAGATCGCTTACGAAGCGATCCGCATGTTCGACAACATGCTCTGGAACATGCTCAATCTGAGCTTCCGGGCAAATCTGTTGGGCATCAAGTTCGATGAGCTGGCGCAGGCCTTGTCCGGCGTCAGCATGAATTCCGCGGCGCTGCAGGCGTTCTATCAGCGCATGGAAGCCATGAATCAGATGGTTTCCAACAACAGTATGATGATCTTCCCGAAGGACGGCGGGCTCGAGCAGACCCAGTATGCTTTCACCGGCTGTTCGGATCTTCTCGAACAGTTCCGGCTGGTCATTTCCGGCGCGGCCGAGATCCCCGAAATGCGCCTGTTCGGGCATAGCCCTGCCGGCATGGGCGTCAAGGACGACCCGGCTGAGCGGCTGTACGAGGAGAAGATTTCCGCCGATCAGGAAGATCAGCTGCGGCCGGCGCTCGATCAGCTCTATCCCGTGATCTGCATGTCGACGCTGGGCGAGATTCCGGAAGATCTCGACCTGACGTTTCCGTCGATCCGGATTCCCACCGAGGACGAGAGGGCTACCCTCGCCAAGAACATCGGCGATTCGGTTGTCTCCATGTTCGGCGCCGGCATCATTAATAAGAGGATCGCGCTCAACGAACTGAAGCAGTCTTCCGATTCGACCGGCATCTGGACCAACATCACCGACGAGGACGTCCAGTCGGCCGAGGAAGAAGACATAGCCGCCAAAGAGGTTCAGGAACAGCAGCAACAGCAATTACTGGCAGGCGGCGCGCCCGGCGAAGAAGGCGAAGGCGAAGAAGGCGAAACGAAGAACGAAGGCGAGCCTTCGCCTCAAGCTCCCGCTAAGGAAATAGGGGCTGGCGGCGCGGGCGCCAAAGGTGAAAAGGTTCAGGCGAAGCAGCAGCAGATGGGACGGCCTTCAGGCCGCGCACTCGTCGCGAAAGCGGCGGACGCGGAGGTGGACGATCCGGTTGCGGCCCATGCCGAGGAGCACCGCGATCTCGACTTCGCCGGCATTCCACTCTCGATCGAATACGAGAAAGGCGAACGGCGCCAGATCCATAACGACCGCGGCCAGCTCGTCTTCGACAATCTCGTCAAGCATCCTTACGGCTTCATCCGTAATACGGTCGGGCGCGACGGCGATGAGATCGATATCATCCTGGGCCCCGTCGAGAACGCGCCGAATGTCTACATCATCGACATGCAGGACCTTGGGCCTGACGTGGACAAGCGCGAGGACGAAGACAAGATCATGCTCGGCTTCCCGGCCGAGGAGGACGCGAAGCGTGCGTTTCTCGGCATGTACCCGCCGGACTTCCTGCGGGCGATCGAAGAGGTAACGCTCGAGGACTTCATTAACCGCCTCGAGGATGCCCACGGCGCGGAGCTGCCGGATCTGGCTGAGCTGGGGGAAGTCGGCCCGCTGGCTGAGGCCCGCGACTTCGAAGAGTCGAAGATCAAGCGCGGCCAGCCTGAAAACGCCGGTCAGTTTGCATCGAAGGGCGAAAGCGAGGGTAAAAAAAAAGCCTGAAGACAGCTGAACCGGCCGAGGCCGCCGCGCCTGCTGAAAGCGATCCGGTTCAGGCGGCCGAGCAGGCTTACCGGGAGGATCCTACACCCGAGAAGCTGGAGGAATGGCGGCGCACCGCGGCGCAGAAGGCCTGGGAGAAGATCCGGCGCATCAAAGAGATCGCGGCGAAGACCGGCAAGACCTACGCCGAGGTAGCCGCTGAGATCAAAAAACAGGGAGGAGTGGTTCCGAAGGCCCCGCCGGTCGGCTTGAAGCCGGTCGGAACGAAAGTCCCACCCGCCACGCCCAAGCCGGTCAAGCCTGCTCCACCACCACCGGCGCCGCCGCCGCCACCCGGCCCCGCCGATCCGCCTCGGGTAGCCGGTTCAAAGAAGGCCTGGGAGAAGATCCGGCGCATCAAAGAGATCGCGCGTCAAACCGGCAAAACGTATGCCGAGGTAGCCGCTGAAATAAAAAGGCAAGGCGGCGAAGTCCCGAAAGCACCGAAGCGAGCTCCGGTTCCCAAGCCTGCGGAAACGAAGGTGTCGCCGGATATCGGCAAAGCCACAACACTCAGACAGGCGACCGCGCATGCCGAATCGCTTGGCATCCGCTATGTCGATTACAGGCTCGCCGACGTGGAAACGGCGAATCAGGTCAATCGCCAACTGGCAAAGTATAAAGAACAAGGACTGGTGATGCCGCACCAGATCCATACGCAGAACAGACCGTTGTCGCCGACCATGGCGCTCGTCAACGATATCCGTGTTCAAGGCATTCCTCATCCGCCCATGACCATCAATGCGGGTCACCCTGTCTGGAGGACTCCGGGCTATGCGCAGCGCGAGATGCTCGAAAGCGGATGGATGACTCAGACAAGCGTGGTTCTTCATGAACTCGGGCATATAGCCCACTACCACAACAGCGACAGCGGAACCCTGGACCGGTTGAGGTCGATGCGCTTCAGCGGAGACGAAGCGCGGATCGCAAGGAAGGTCAGCCGTTATGCTGGCAAAAACCCCATGGAATTCGTGGCGGAAGTGTTCGCGGGGATGAAGGCAGGCAGCGCCTATGGCGGGGACGTCATGGAGATGTACAAAAAATTCAGAGGCCCGCTGCTATGACTTACGTTCCGCTGTGCATGAATTGCGTCCACTTCGATCGCAACAACCGGGAGATCGACCGCTGTACCGCTTTCCCCGACGGAATCCCCGAAGAAATCACGGAGCAGAAGTTCGATCACAGGATGGCGTACCCCGGTGATCATGACATCCGCTTCGAACCGATCGAACCAAAGGACGTTCCGCCATACCCATTGATTGTGGACGAAGACGACTAAGCACTCATGGCCACCGCGCTGTCTCCCGTCGGAACGAAGATCCCGGCTGTTGCGATGGATGCGCGGCGCATCGCCGGGCATCTGGCGGTCGATCTCATGCTCGACTGCCTGTATGCCAGGGCGCTCGACTGGAATGAAGCGAAGGTCAAGCGCGGGCAGCCGGAGAACAAGGGCGAGTTCGCCAGCAAGGGCGAGCCGGGCGTAACCGAGCCGGAAGCCGACCCGAGAGCGGAGAAGAAAAAGGCCACGTATGCCGCGAACCTGAAGAAATGGGGCGGCGAAGGCCCGCGCAAGCTTCCCCGATACAAGACCGGCATAACGCTCAAGCCCGCGAAGCAGCGCGTGTTTCAAGGCGAGCCAGTGGAGCTGAAAACGCCGTGGATCCACGAAAAAAGGGCCAAGCTGATAACGGACCGGATCGGCGAAGCGGCCGTTGTCCAGTACCTCCAGGACCACGAGTTCAAAGACGCACGGCCCGCGCCGATTGAGCTGGACACCAAACGTAATAACCTGCCGCTCGATCTGATACAGGATCACGAAGGCATCGAGGTCAAGAGCGGCCTCGTATCGAACAGCGACACCGCGCAGCACTGGCGGCAGACGATCGGCGGCACCAGCAAGAAGTACAAAGAATGGCGAGACCGGATAGACGAGCTGGAGCAAAACGGCGACATCACCCATGAGGAAGCGAGCGCTGTCGTCAGCGACTATAACGAGCAGAAATCCCGCGAGATCATGCAGCGCAAAAACGATCTCTGCAAAGCGCTCACCAAACGGCTGGGCAAGCAGGTCAAAGCGAGAACCGTAACCTGCATCGTCAATCCGGATACGAAATCGGTCGACATCTTCAGCTTCCCCGGGTTCCATGACCGCATTCCGTGGACCCTCAAGAAGGGCGTAAACCCGGCTATTAACAAGGCCTATCTGGGGACGTACACCTACAAATGAGAGACGATCTGAAGCCGCCGCCGGAAGTCGTCGACGAGGACCGCAAGCTGATGGATGAGTACCTGAAGCAGTGGGAACGCGCGATGGAAGAAGGCATGCGCGAGGACGAGGGCGACAAGCCCGCGAAGAAGCCGTGAACCGCGTTACCCAGACCCGGATCGGCAAAAACGGGAATTGCTTCAACGCCTGCATCGCCTCGATCCTTGAAGTGCCGCTCGAAACGGTTCCGGAGTTCTCGGGCGAAGGCGAGCACTGGCTGGTCCAGCTCGCCGGCTATCTCGACCGCTTCGGCTTGTATTACGTACAGGTGCCGAAGACCGATCCGATCGTGAAGGTGATGTTCGCATACGGCAACACGTTTTCGACCATCGAAGGCGTGAGCCCGAACAACATACCGCACGCCTGCGTGGCGTTGAACGGCAAGCTCGTATGGGATCCGGACCCGCGCAAAGTCGGGCTTCGGACCATCGAGACCTACGGGCTGCTCGGCGCCCGCTGCGACCGCTGACAAAAGGAATTTAGATGCCGCTGAATACATTCACCGATCTCGAAAACTTCCAGCTCACCGCGGTCCAGTACGCGCAGTGCGCGCCGATCCCGTCGGCCGGGACACCGTCCACGCTATTGATCACGGCCGTGGGCGGGCAGCCGGCGATCGTGCTGTTGTCGGCGGCGGTCCTCGCTACAACCGGAACCGGAACCGCCGGGAGCAAGACCCTCGGCGTACCCAGCACAGCCGGTGTGGTGCTCGGCCAGTTGGTTTATACGCCGGGTGGCCAGATCCCTGCGGGCACAGCTGTCACGGCGATCAACGGTCTTGTGCTGACGCTGTCCCAGGCGATCACTGTGTCAATGGCCGGAGCAGGCGTGTTCTTTGTACTGAGTGTTTCGAACGCAACCGGCATCGCAGTGACACCCCAGATGCCGGTGGCCCTGGCGATCGGAACGAGCCAGTTCATCTCTTACATCTCGTTCAACGGCGGGACGCCCGGCTATAGCGGTCCTCCCGGCAGTCCTCTCGGGTCTTACCCGGGCTACCCGATACAGGCCGTGTTGAACGTGGCTGCCGGTACGTAAACAGGTCAATCGAAGTGCCGGGAATTCCCACAAAAAAGGAAGCCTCGGCTGGCCTGCAGCTGGCGCTCGATCTGGTCGAAGAGAACGCCGGTCCGGCATGGAACGAAGAAGCTCTGGCCGTAATCGAGCGCCTCTGCCGCGAGCGCGATGTCTTCATGTGCGACGACGTGTGGGACGCGGGTCTGAGGCCTGCCCACAACGACAAAGCGCTGGGCCCGGTATTGCTGCGCGCCAAGAAGCTGGGCCTGTGCGAGAAGACGGGGCGCATGTGCGCGGCGCGGCGTTCGCATATGAGCGCGAGGCCTGAGTGGAGAAGTCTTCTCCGTCCGGTGAAAAGTTATGAACCTCCTACCCGATTCTTATCTGACTGACTTCCGGTCCCGGACCTCGGTGTTCGAAGGCCGGATTCCGCATCAATATCTCGATGGCCTGTCAAACGTGACATGCGGCGTGGGGCACTTGCTCGCGACGGCGCACGACGCCGAACTCATCAAATGGACAGGCTTATTCACTCCCGGCGCAGCCACTGCCGAATGGACGCATCTGAAGTCGACGCCCGGTCTCACGGTCCAGCAGTGCGAGGAATGCACCCGCCTGCGGATGTCTGACGCGGTGATGGATGATCTGCTCGACAACGACATCGGGGATAAGCAAGGCGATCTCCTGCTGTACGTTCCCGACGTGATGGACTTCCCCGCCCCGGCCCGGCAGGTCCTGCTCGACTTCTCATTCAACGTCGGCGCCTCGAGGCTGAAAGCGCCCGCACCGCGCGGCTGGCCTAGCATGATGGCCGCGATCCGCGCCCGGGACTGGGCGAAGGCCGCCGCTGAGTCGGCGCGCAACGGGATCCAGCAGGCGCGGAACGATTACGCGGCGCAGCTGTTGTTGTCTTGTGCTCATTCCGTCTGAAGGAGTCAAAAAGTATGCGTACTGCCTTATCCACAGTGGGAACACTTTTAGCGCCACGGGCTCGCGCAACAGATGCGCCGAAGATGGTCACCGCCGGGACTGAGACCGCTTGGGTAGGACGTCCGGCCGGACCTAACTGGACGATAGAGGGCGGCAAGCCGCGCTTCATCGGCAAGGTCAAAGCGACTCCCGAAGATATTCGCATGGCGAAGGAATTCAACCAGCGTCGCGGCATCAAAGATCGGCGCGCGGCCGGTCACATGGCGCTCGACGTAATGCTCGATGCCCTGTATGCCCAGGACGAGAATCCGCGGCCGTCCGGATGCCCGCGTCATCCGGTGGACATGCCGGGTTGCCCCGAATGCGCGAAGAACAAAGCTAAATAGCCATGCCCATCGGCTCTTACTACGGCGGCCACGGCTCCAAAGTCATGAAAGAGATGAAGGAGCGCTACGGCGGCAAGCACGGCGAAGAGGTGTTTTACGCGACCGCGAACAAGCGCGGCCAGAAGCCCGGCAAGGACGATTTCTTAAACCCTCTGGACACGCTGCTGGAACTGGCAAATACCCTCGGCAGGCCGCAACAGTCGTACGGCGCCGCAGACACACCGAGTAAAGAATTCAAAGTCGGCGGCAGAATTTTCACCGATTACGATAGCGCGGCCAGCCACGCTTCGAGAACCGGCGAGGAGGTAATGGTGAGGGATGAAAAGACCCGCCAATGGCGCGAAGTCGCCAACAGCGAAACCCACGAAGACGACGCAGCGCTGACGCCGGTCGGCACCAAAATCACGGATACGACTAATCCTCAAGGCCACGGGTTTTTAGGTAACTCCCCTGCTCCTCCCGGGGCAGACCTGTGGCGGCTACTCGGGGATCCTCCTGGTCAGTGGCGTTCGCCTGAAAGTCTGAACGAATACCTGCGTTCCGGCAAAACCAAAGACTCGCGCACTCGCGGCCACGCGATGCTCGACAACTTCCTCGATCACGTCTACGCGACCGGGGACGCAAGGCGGAAGTAATGGCTGCGCTGTCGTTCGTCGGCACCAGACTCCCTGCAAAGCCCATGGGTCGCGACGCCGGAAAGATATCCCCGGAACAACTTGAAAGGGAGCGGCAGTTACCAGTCAAAAAAACAATGTGGTACCTCGTTAACACCAAAACCGATGCCATTGAAGCTCGCGAAAGGAAAAGCCTTCCCGAGGTCAATGAGCTTAACGAGGCGCTTCGCAGATCCAATGCACCCCATCGATGGCAGAGTTCTATGTTCCGTCTCGAGTCGCTCGGCTCGTGGGGCCAAAGACAGAAATAAAAGCAGTTCCGTTTTACCCTTCCTTCCCTTCAACTCCAGAACAAAATGGCAACCGGCTTCTATGCTACGAAGCTTTCGGAGAATATCGGCCAGACGCCGGACGGCTTTCTCGTATGCCGTGGCAGCGTCCTCGCGCGTACCGGCTGGCAGACGTACATCGTCAGCGAGCTGCTCAAGAACTTCCCTGAAGAGAAGCTGCGCGGCCTGGGCATCGAGACCGGCAATCCCGGCGCGTCGATCAGCGTCTACCGGCCAGCCGAGGAAGTCTTCGCGCACCAGACGATCCTGAGTGCCGAAGGCAAGCCGTTGACGGACGGCCATCCGTCCGAGTTCGTCGTTCCGGAAAACTTCCGCGAGCATGCCCGCGGGCACATCCAGAACGTTCGTAAAGGTTCAACCTCTCTCGATTCCGGCGACTGGCCGCTCGAGGGAGACATCGTCATCAACGATCACGAGCTGATCAACAAGGTCGACGGAGGGCTCCGCGAGCTATCGCTGGGCTACAACTACGACCTCGCTCGCGATGGCGACAAAATTCTGCAAGTCGGCTTTGTGATCAATCACTGCGCCGTCGTGCCGAAAGGCCGGGCAGGCCCGGAGGCCCGCATCAATGATTCCGCCGCCGCGGAGACCACTGACGAACTGCGTCTGGTCGAAGCCGCGGCGTGGACCGGAGATACGCAAGCCAAAAGCATCCCTGACGGTAATCCAAGCAAGGAGAAGAACGTGGCTAAGACATTCAGCATTAAAGATTCACTGCGCGAATTGTTCGGAGCCGGCCTGAAGGCAAAAGCAACCGAGGGTGCTTCAGCGTCGGAACTGGCGACGATGGCCTTCTCCGGCGCTCGCGCGCTGGATGAAGAAGAAGAAGAAACGGAAAAGGAAAAGGAAAAGGGCGAAGACCGCAAAGCCGATGACGCGGTCAAGACCATGCTCGACGCCGAGAAGAAGCGCGCCGACGACGAAAAGAAGCGTGCTGACGACGCGACCAAACGCGCCGATGACATGCGTAAGCGCATCAAAGACGCCGGCATCTGCATGCCCGGCGAAGAAGGCCATGAGAACTGCACGGCCGACAAGTGCGCGAAGGCGAAGGACGAAGAGGAACCGGCGGTAGAGGGTCTGGATCGCGGCGCCCATGACGCGGACGGCGGCGATCACCGGAAGCGTATGCACGACGCCTTCGACAAGCTCTATGACGCCCACGAGCAGAAGCATGGCCCGCTCGAAGGCGAAGACGCGGACGTGGAGGAGTTGAAGGACCTTGTGAGCCAGTTCCTGAGCGAAGAAGCAGAGGAACCGGAGCATCAGGAAGACGACGTGGATCCGGAACCCGGCACGGAATTGCTCGAGCCGGTTGGCGAAGCCGATGTAACACCAACAGAGGAGATACCGATGGCTAACGATGCTGCGGCCGCGCTGCTGCCCGTGATTGAAAAATCGAGGGAAAAGAAGGCTCTCATGCGCGCCTTCGACATGGCTCCCATCGATAGCGGAGAGGTGAAATTCCTGAACGCCATCAAGCCCGCGATCGCGCGATCGCGAGACCTCGCGGTACGGCGGGCGTATGACGCCGAAGTCCGCAGGCTGCTGCGTACTTCGCGCACGGCAGTCGGAAGCTACAGCGACTTCGGGCGCGCGGCGACCGCCCGGGACACGGCGGCAATCACGTCCGCTGGCCGTGGAGTGAACGGCCCGACGCGCGATTTCAGCAAGATCCAGAAGATTTACAACGACGCCAGAAACGGCATCAAGCCGAAAGCCGAGTAACGACCCGGTAGCAGGCCAATTCAAAAAAGGAAAGGAATCAGAAACGTATGGCTTTGAATAGTTTTGGCAAAGCAATCTCCGTTACCGGGCCGGCGAATGGCTTCGTGGGTTCGGTCACCCGGATGGGCGATCGCGGCATCATGTCCAAGCTCGTCTCTCCCACCGCCTCACCGACCGCAGGTATTCCCTTCGGCGCGGGCATCGTCGAACTCTCCAACTCGCTCGGCGGTTATTTCCTGTCGTTCGCGGATTTTCTCGCGACACCAGGCAATGCCCAGCTCCTGCAACAGCAGTTCGCCGGCATCTGTGTCCGCAACGTGAAGACCGACTTCAACTATCTGTCGCTTACGCAATCGAGCGGTACGCTTCAGATCAATACCACAGCCACTCAGGCCACCATCGGCTCAACCTCAATCGTGATCCCGGCGAATCCCGCGGTCGTGATGGGCATGGCTATCGACGGCGCTGGCCTGCAAGCCGGAACGCTTGTCACCGGGATCACCGGCGGCGGCACGACTATCGCCATCTCCTTACCCACCATCGGAGCCATGAACGCCACCCCGGTCGCTTTCACTCAGACCATTCCGGGCGGCCAACTCGGCTTCTATTCCGTGGGCCAGATGTGCGACGACCTGATCGACGGTTCCATCAACGTCCTCATCACCAATGGCACGCCGCAGGCCAACCTCGGCGTCTATGTTCGCGCTATCGCGAATCCCAACCTGCCGGGCACCTTCGTGGGCGACTTCGAAGCTGCCGACGATGTCGCTACGGCAGCGCTCACCGTCACCACCACTCTGGGATCGCCCAATATCACCACCTCGGCCGGGACCGGGCTTGCTGTCGGCCAGCGCATCAGCGCCGCCGGTATTCCGCCGAACACTTATCTTGTGTCCGGCGGTCCAACCGCGTGGGTGATGTCGCAACCGGCCACGGCGACCGCCGCCGCCGAACCGTCGAGCTTCTCCAACATGATCCTGTTGGGGGATCTCGCTAACCCGTGGCTCCGGTTCCGTACCGGAAACCTCGACCAGTTCAACATCGCCGAAGTGACCGTTCTGGTACGGCACGCGTCGTAATTCAGCCAATTCAACGAAAGGAGAAACCAGAGAACAACATGTTAAGAAAACACTCTCTTCTGAGAAACGGCATGGGACGCAACCCGGTCCAGCTCGCACAGGCGTTCGATGCCGCGCAAGGTACGGACGCCGCCGCGTCGTCCGGCATGGCCTTTCTCGCCAGCCAACTCGAACTGATCGATCCGGACGTCGTCAAACCGCTGGAAGAAACCACCCACCAGCGGGATATCGACGTCCAGTTCGGCGGCGGCTATCCCGAGCAACTGTCCGTGTTCGCCTCGAACTACGGTTCGGTCGGTACGCAGGGCTATGGCCTGCAAGCCACCAACAACACGGAGATCCCGATGGTCTCCGTCGATGTGGAGAAAGGCATCTATCCGGTCTTTCCCTGGACGGCCGGGTTCTCCATCTCGCTCATCGACATGAAGCGTATGGCCTTCGCCGTCAAGAGCGGCATGCCACCGCCGATCAGCCTGCAGGAGCTGTATGAACAGGGCGTGGCCGGCACCTTTGCCCACATGCTCGACGGCCTGCTCTATAACGGGTTCCAGGGCCAGTACGGCCTTGCGAACAATCCCAACTCCCCCGCTTTCGTCGTGCAGAACGGCGGCAGCGGTACGGCGTGGACCACCAAATCGCCCCTGCAGATTCTGAACGATATCAACTTCGCCCAGAACATCTGCATCATCAACTCGGGCTTTGCCGCGCAGAAAGGCTGCCCGAATACCCTGCTGGTTCCGTTGCAGCCCCAGTTCGCGCTGTTCAGCCAGCCCATGGTAATCGGCGGAGTCGGCTACGACTCGCTGCACGATTACATCATCCGGAACTGCATCGCCACCCGTCTCGGCGTGAAGTTCAAGATCGAGTATCTGCCCAATCCGTGGATCTCGACCCAGGCCAACGGCGGCAGCTTCGCCCCCGCGCCCGCCGGGCTCGACCGCGGCATTATGTACAAAAAAGACACCGACTCGCTCTACCTCAAGGTGCCCACCCCGGCCACGCTCGAAATGACGCTCCCGTCGACCCGCATCGGCGGCGGCTACGAGTCCATCTACATGGCTGCTGTTGCGCCTCCTGTCTTCAAGCGCACCACCACCATGACCTACATGGACGGTATTTAAGCGCTTATCGGGCGGCGGGCAACCATAGAAATCTACGGTGATCGAAACCTCATCACCGTAGATTTATACGGCGCTGGCCGTCGCCCAACTTTTCCACTTCGTAAAACCAAGGATCACATCATGCAGGTTCTCGCACACAGAACGCTCACTTTCATTGACGCCGGTGCCGGCGGATCGATCAACAGGCACGTCCAGATCGATCACAAAGCCGGCATCCAGGAGGTGCCCGACTGGATCCGGGACACCGACACTTTCAAGTACAACCTGAAATCCGGGCTGATCATGGAGGTGAATAACGGGGCGACGAAGCTACAGCCGCTTGCCGCGCCGCCGACTGTCGACGAAGTGATCGCCAGCCGCGGCTGCTCGGCGGAAGAAGCCGAAAAGATCGTTGCCCTCGAAAAGGTGAAATTCGATCAGGGCGAATACCCTTATCCACCGAAGGGCACAGTACCCGAAGGACCGGCTCCCGCGCCCAGCTTCGATCGATCGCTGCGAAAGGAGTCTTTCCTGCGATCGGCTCCGCCCACGATGGACGAGCTTGTGAAGGCCGGCTTCACGCCGGCGGCCGCCCAGGTCGCGCTCGCCGAAGAGGACCGCAAATTCAAGCTCGGCATCTATCCCTACGGAACCAATCCGAATCCGGAGGCGGCGCCGCCGGTCGTGCGCGAGGCATTGCCCGATCCCGCTCCCGCGCCTGCTCCTGCTCCCGCGCCTGCAGCCAGCTCCAAAAAGAAATAGCCCATGGGCGGATGGAACGGCTGGACCTGGCCGAATTACAACGAGTTCATCAGCAATGTCTGGGGCTATCCACCGGAAGTGGCCGGCCCCGGGATCTCCATTGCTTCGAACATCGTCATCGGCGCCAACCCGCCTTACAGCGTCGCCGACTTCCTCACCTTCTACCCGAACTTCGGCGGCGCCCCTCTTGTCCTCACCGGCCAGACGACGAATGGTTCGCCGGTTGTCACGAATACGTCGACAGGCGGAATCCTGCCCGGCATGGTGGTATCGCCATATGTCATGCAGCTGGCTGGCGCGCCGACACCCGGCCCGTTTCCGGACGGAACCACCGTCCTGTCGGTCGACAGCGACACCCAGCTCACTATGTCGCAACCCGCGATCCTGCCCGCTACAGGAAGCGGTTTCCAGCCTTTCGGCATTTATAACGCGCCGTTCGTCCCTTTGATCGTGATGAACGCTTATGTGGCGCTCGCCTCCGACTGCCTCGTCTACAACCGCTGGATCGATCACTGGTACATCGCGATGGGGTATTTCATCGCGCACGAGATCACGCTCTGGCTGCGCTCGTCCGCGCCGCCGATTGGCGGGATGGCCGGGCTGACATCGATGACCGCGACGCAGCTTGCCGTCCAGGGACTCGCCAAGGGAATCATGACTTCGAAAGCCGCGGGCGGCGTGAGCGCAGGCTATCAGCCGTCGACGACCACGGGCAGCGGCGGGCTTAGTTCTTACGGAGACTTACAGGAAACCGAATACGGAATACGGCTGGCACGCCTCGCACAGGTCATCGGCGGAGGACCTGTATGGCTTTATTGAATGCAGCAGGCAGCATCTGGGATGGCTTTGTAAACGCCCTCGGGTTTATCTGGGACCAGGCTTATCACCTGGCACAGAAAGTCGGCCTCGGCGGCGGCGTTGGAGTCCTGGCCTTCCTGCGCTATATGAAACCGCCCAGCGTGAACGCGAACTGGGTCCTGTGCGCTGCGTTCGACGCCATCTGCCACGTTACAGGCAACGGGCGATCCGGCGAGCGCACAGCGGCAGACGGCAAGACCGTCATCTGGTTACCACCGGCACGCCGGGAGCCGCCGCCGGAGCAGGACACTACTCATTCTGCTCCCTCAAATGAGGCTGCAAAACAGGAAGTACCGGGCAAATCGAAGGTCACCATCGACTGATGGAAAGTCATTGCAGCGCTTCCTGATCGTCAACGCTGTCCCTCTGATGCTTCTTGTCACCGGGCTGGCAATCCTCATCATTTACCGATTCAAAAAATAACGGAGGTCGCTTCATTGAAACCATTTACGCCTGACAACGCGCGTATGGTCTACGGTTATCTCCTGCTGGTTATCCTCGGCTTCCTCGCGGCCCGGATTGCACTCGGCCATGTCGAGGAAGCGACCAGCTACGGATTGAACATCGTTCTCAACACGATAGGAATTCTGGCCGGCGGCTTCACCCAATGGGCATTCGGCACACCGAGAGCTGCGAAGGACGAACCACCGGCGCCGCCAACCCCGATCGAACCAACAGACAAAAAATAATGCCAGCCACAGTGACGGTAACGAAAACAGGGCCCGGTCTCGGCGCGATCAAACCGTCGCTTACCGCCATCTCGCGCGCTGAAGTGCTGGTGGGAATTCCCTCGGACAAATTGCAGCGGCGCAGCGGCAAGATGAACAACGCTTCGCTCGCGTTCATTCATACTCACGGCTCGCCGGTCAATCACATCCCGCCGAGGCCTTTCCTCGAGCCCGCTATCGCGAAAGCGCAGGCGAAGATCGCTCCGCTACTGGGCGCGGCGGCGGCGGCGGTCCTCGACGGGGACGCGACCGAGGCGCGCGCTCAGCTGAACCGCGCGGGCATGGTCGCATCGAACGCGGCCAAGCGCTATTTCACCGATCCCTCGAACGGCTGGGCGCCGAACGCGCCGTCGACCGTCAGATCGAAGGGCAGCGACAAGCCTTTGATCGACACCGGCCAGCTGCGCCGGGCCATCACTTACGTGGTCCACCTCGAAGAGGTACCGAAGAAGCAAACCAAAGAGAAGCGCGATATGCGCGACAAAGATGAGGCCGAACGAATCGGCAAAGAAGCTGACGAAGCCGAATCAGCAGCGGAAGCAGCGGAAGCAGTGGAAGGCGCAGTGGAAGGCGCGGTGGAAGGCGTCGCCGAGGGTGTCGGCACCATTGCTGAGGGCGCGGAAACCCTTGCGCTCCTGTAGGCATTCAAAATGGACGACCTGTTTGACGAACTGAAAAAACGTGTCGACGCCGCGCTCACCGAGAATGACGAGCTTAATGAGTTTCTCGAGCGATGCCGCGAACGCCACATCGAGATCAGGATGGTGGTAGGCGTCGAAGCTGTGTTTATCCAGCACGCGCCTGACTGCCCTGCGGCCCGGGCTGCCCGGGCTGAGGCGTCTTTGTCCTCTCTCAGCGACGACAGCTTCTGCAAACTGGCCGGCATCGAACCGCCGGAGGACTAACGTGCCGTTCAGCCTGACGGAAGTGATGTATGACATGGACCTCGCGCAGCCCGTTACCGTGCTGCGCTCACAGGGCGTGTTCGGCCCGGGCAGCTGGAAGGAAAGCCAGCCGCTGATCATCAACACGATCGGCATCATCACCGTGGCGGGCGCGAAGGCTCTGCAGATGATTCCCGAGGGTGATCGTGTCTCGGGCTCGTTGCAACTGCTCACGGAAATGCGGTTGTGCGTCACCCATCAGGACGCCATTCCGCCGCCCGACGGCACACCCGCCGGCGGCCTGAGCGACAAGATCCAGTGGAACGGGACCATCTACATGATCACCAGCGTGGAACCGTGGAAGGATTTCGGCTTCTGGTCCTCTATCCTCGAACGCCTCAAAGGCAATTAGCTTTACCCGGAAAACGTCGTCAGGAGAGATTCGCGGAGCGCCTTCTTTGCCTTCGCCCGCTCCTTCGCCGGCTTTCCTTCTGTGGCGAGGTACTTCTTCAATTCCCGAAGAGTGCCTTGCGCCAAACCGCGCTGGTAAATGATCAGCGCGCGCCTGTCGGCCGATGACTTTTCGCTGAGGCGCTGACGCCAGCCGGTAGCGAACAGCCTGCGCACCATCGCTTTCCATCCGGCGCACACACGGCGCTCATCCGGCCGCAGGTCCGTCCACTCGATGATGCCGGCCTGCCAGTTCCATTCCGTGCCGTCCCGTTTGTGATGGCACCAGAACGGTATCGCGCCCTGGACGCAAATCAGGCTTTCCAGGCGGTTACTGTTTTCGTCCGCCGCGCCCGCGCTGCCCGGCTTACGAAAGGCGCACGATTCACAGCATTTGTTCGGATCCATCGGCGGAGCCATGTCTCAGGTTACCTTTCCCACCACCGGCCAGGTTTTCAGCTCGAGCGCGCTCACGCCGCCGCAGATGGAAGCGATCTTCCAGGCGCTGGTGCTGCAGATCTTCGGCATTGCTGTACCGCCCGCGAATCCGGCGCAGGCATACAGCACGGTCCGTTGCGGCTGGCCTGCAGAAGGCCAGCCGGGGCCGCCTTACGAGACGGACACCTGTATCGTTCTCGCCTATCCGTATGACGACCCGTACAGCCGGGTGAACGATCAGAATCGCCTGCCGAATCAGCCGGGCGCTGTCAGTGTCACGCAACGGGGAGCGTACACGCAGGTATGGCGTGTCCACTTCACCAACTACGGGCCGAATTGCTTCGATCGTGCGCGGTTGATCGCGGCCGCGGTCTCGACAATCGACTGGGTTCATGACTGGCTCGTGAACCTGTGCCCGGGTTCCGGTGTGCCGGTCGTACAGCCGATCTACTGGATCTCCGAAGCCGTGCGGCCGGTGTACGTGCCGGAGGTATTCCAGAAACGCTGGTGGCCGCGGGCCGACCTCGATCTCAGATTCAACGAGTTTGTCTTCCAGACGCTGGACATACCTGTCGGCGAGAGCGTCGGCGTGACCTTGATCACCGATACCGGCATCACCCGGACCTTCTCTATTTCAGCTTCTGACTAAGGAAAAAAACGATGGGAACATCAGCTATTTCTCAGCCGCTTTCGAATATCATTCCTATCTCGGTGGTGGTCTCGCCGATCGGACTGCCCGGGCCTAAATTCAATCAGGCTCTGTTCATCGGCGCGAGCACCGTACTTGGCAACCAGAGGCTGGCCCAGTACAACTCGATCGGCGCGGTGGCGCAGGCCGGCTTCCCCGCCAGTTCTCCGGAATTCCAGGCCGCCAGTCTGTACTTTCAGCAAGTACCCAAACCGTTCTATGTCTGGATCGGACGCCAGTTCATCGACGCCGCGCAGACGCTCGCGGTGAGTGCGGTTGGCTCCGGCTACCAGCTCGGCGATGTCGTCCAGTTGAACATCGGCGGCGCCCGACTGATCGTGACAGGGGAGAGCGGCGGCGCTGTATCCACGGTCGCTGTGGAAGCCGGTTATCAGGGCAGCGGATACATAATATCGTCCACTCCTGTTACGACCACGGCCATCACCGGCATAGGCATCGGCTTGACGGTCACGGTAACCGCCATCGGAGAAACTCCACTGCAGGCTGTCATAGCGTGCAGGCAGGCTACATCGACGTGGTACCTGCTCATGTTCGCCGGAGGCATGGGGGCGAGCGGTGCGGCCACTACCGCGAACGCGGGCGCCGGGGCCTCTATCATCACCGTTCAATCCAATACCGGTCTGCAGGCCGGTCAGGTAGTCGTGGGAGCGGGGATCACGCCCGGCACCACACTGGTGCTTGGTCAGGGCTTCCAGTGGACGCTGTCGGCTCCCACTACGGCAGTGCTCAACAACGAAGTGCTGACGTTTTATGCGCCGTTCACCGACAGCGATCATGTCGCCGTCGCCGGTTACGTCGAATCGTCCAGTACTCCCACTCAATACTTCCTGACGAGCGGTGAACCCTCGATCCTCATCAACACGCCGGCGACAGGCAATGGTACAGCCGCCATCAACACGACCCAGCTATCAGTAGCCAACGTGACCGGCAATATCGCCGCCGGTCAACTGGTGTCGAGTCTGGTGCCGGGATCGCCCGGCATTCAGCCCGGCACAGTTGTTCTGTCAGGAACTCCGCCCGCCCTGGTGCTGTCTTTGCCTGTAACCGCCGCGCTGGCAGGCGCACCGCTGGGGTTCTCCGGCAATCTCTTCGCCACTCTGAAGGCGCTCAATTACAACCGGACCGTCGGCCAGTACGCCACCACGCAGAACGGGCAATTCCCTCCGAATGCCTATGCGTCGGCCGCTCCGATGGGCGCGGCCATGGGCTCGGCTACCGGAAATCCCGGCAGCTACTTCGCATTGATGTACCTTCCGCTCAGCGGTATCGCGACGGAGCCTCTCACCACCAACCAGCTTTACCAGATCACCGGAAGTCCCGATGGCACGCAGCCCGGCCTGAACGGCAACGTGTACACCAATTACGCCAGCGGAGCTTATGCCGTCTTCCAGAACGGCAAGGCATTCGCCGCCACGGGACGATTCTTCGACGTCACCCTGTTCCTCGACATGCTGCAGGCCCAGATTCAGATCAACGCGATGAATCTGCTCACCGAGAATCCTTCGATACCGCTCAACCAGCAGGGCGTCGTTTCCATGCTGAATGTGATCGGCGCGGCCTGCGTGACGCTTCAGGGCATCGGCTTCATCAACACCGGCGGCATATGGCAGGGCATCCAGATCGGGCCGTGGATCCCCGGCTCGGTCATGCCAAAAGGGTGGGCCGTCTATGCGCCGCCGGTCAGCACTCTGACAACCGCGCAGAAAGCAAACCGGCAATTCCCTCCGGTCAATGTGCTGGTCATCCTGGCCGAGTCCGGCCAGTCGATCGCCATCACGATCAACGTCCAGCAGTAACTCTTTCCTTTCCCTGAAACACAAGGAGCAGCTTTTCCATGTCCCAGCTAACAACCTACAGCGGTATCGACGTCAATTGCACACTGCAGGACGCGGCTTACGGAACGATTCAGTTCGGCGGCGTTTCGCAAACAGGCCTCGCTTCGATCACCGTCCGCATGACCCTCGATCACGCCACGATCCAGGGCGGCATGGACGGCGCCGCGGTGCCGAGTTACATCCCCGGCGAGTGGGGCGAGATCGACATAGAACTATGGCAGACGTCGACGACGCAGCAGGACTTTGTAGAAGCGTACAACCAGCTGCTCGTTGCCGCGAGGGCTGCGGACGTGTCGAACCAGTTCAGCGGCACTCTGCTGATCGTCCAGTCGACCACCGGCGACACGCATACCTGCAACGGCGTGGCTTTCACCAAAGTCCCGGACAAAAGCTATGCGGAGCAGGCGGGCCGCGTCCGCTGGAGCCTCAAAGCCTGCGACATCGTAAGCGAATAACTCATGGACACGCCTAAATACAAAGACGTATTCATCGAAGCCGATCCGGTGAAAAAAATGCGGATCAGGGTGATCGCGGAGACGAGCGGCAGGACTTATGAAGAAGTGCTCGCCTGCGAAGGCCGGAAGTTCCGCATCGGTTTTTTCTCTCCGACCATCGGCAGCATGACCATGCTGCAGCTGACGAAGATGCTGACGGACGAATCCGTGTACGCGCTGGTCCAGGCGAACTGTTTCAACGTCTGTTCCGTCTACATCAAGACCAGGGACGGCGCGGGTAATGAGATCGAAACGCCCATGCGGATGTTCGCCAAGGAGAACCCTCCCGGCAAGCAATGGCTCGTCCCGTCGTGCCCGCAGCTGGACGCCGGCACTTCGACCGAGTTGATGACGGAGGTTCTGAATTTCAACCTTGACCCTTTTATGCTGCCGTCAGCCGCGCCGGATCCCGGGACATCGGCTATGAACCCGTCGACTTCCCCGAGGACATGAGCGGTTATTGCTGGCGGCCGGTCCTTGCCGGTCTTTGGCGGCAGCATGAGCTGACCGATGGCACTTACGATTTCCACGATCTGGTGACAGTGAATATCGTGCTCGACATCAAACAGGAAAACGATATCCGGGCGGCGACCGCCGCGCAGGAGCGCGCCAGAAGACGATGAACGCCCAGGTCATCTCCGAATATCTGGTGCGCCTCGGCTTCGCCCCGGACGAGCCGTCCTTCAAAAAGCTTCAGGACGTTCTCGCCCGGGCGGATTCCGCTGTCGAGCAGCACACGTCCGGAATGATCAAGAACCTGCTGAAAGCGCAGCTCGCGATCATCAGCGGCTTCACGGCCGTATCGGGCGCGATTATCGGCATGATCGACAAAGTGGCGATGGCCGACCAGTCGTTCCGGCTTTTCTCGCTGCGCATGATGATGACGCAGGAGAGCGGCAAGAAGCTGAAGATGATCACCGATGCCCTCGGCGCATCGATCGAAGAGATTTACTGGGACAAGGAGCTGCACGAGCAGGCGAGGCAGCTATCGGCCGACTTCGACCATATGTCTGCGAACCTGGGCAAGGCCTTCGGACCCGGGATGAAGGACATACGGGCCTTCCGCTTCGAATTCGTCAGGCTGCGGATGGAATTCGAGTTCCTGCAGATGTCGTTCGTGCAGTCGCTGTGGCAAAAGCTCGGTCTCGGCGATGCCCGGCAAAAGCTGCATGAGTGGGTGACGGAGATGCAGGACCGCATCCCTCATATCGCGGACAAGCTGGCAACAACTCTCGTGCCGGTTCTGAAGGCCACCTGGGAGATGTGGAAGAGCGTAGGAGAAATGGCGAAGGAATTCGCCGTCATCTTCACTAACATCGTAGGTCTGCTCACCGGCGACACATCAATCGAAGGCACTACGTTCGATGTCGATAAGCTGTCGAAAGCGATTGAAAACTCGCTCCACTGGCTGGAGCTGTTCTTCAAGGTGCTTACATGGATCGAAACCGTTCTGGCACACATCGTCAAGTGGTTAACATACCTGGCGAGTTATAGCCCGACCGGAAAGCTGTTGTCGGCAATCAACACATATATAAGCAAAGAGGATAAAGAGAACCAGGCCACAGGTTCCGGTTCCGGTTCCAGTTCCGGCTCTGGTTCCGCGGCGGCCGGCGGCTTCACAGGAATGGATCCAACCGTCCTCGACAAGATCGCGCTGGCTATCCAGAACCAGGAAGGGTACAGGCCGGGAACTCTCGCCTATCGCCAGAACAACCCGGGCAATCTGAGGTTCGATAACCAGGCCGGCGCTGTCAGAGGGGAAAGAGGCTTTGCAAAGTTCGCGAGCTACGAGGCCGGCTTCAATGCCGAGAAAAGACAAATTGCGCTCGATGCCGGGCGCGGCATGTCGCTGCACGATCTGATCTATTCCTGGGCTCCTCCGAAGGAGAACGACACGGCCTCGTATCTGAGGCGCGTATCCGCCTCGACAGGCATCAATCCGGCGGCCAAATTGAGTGAAGTCAGAGCAGCGAACGTCACTGTCAACAATAACGTGAAGATCGAGCTTCCGAAGTCCGAGTATGCTCCGCGGGAATTCGCAAGCGCGATCAGGGGTCAGATGGACCAGCATTTTGCCAGCCGCACGCAGTGGGATCAGGTGCAGATCCAGCCTTTGAATCCAGGGTAACCATGGGCGACCTACCGATCAACATCAACCCGGGCGCGGGAGCCGAGAACGCGGCAATCAGCCAGAATCTGAAAACCGGCTTCTACACGCCCGGCTACCGGCCTGTCGAGTGGCAGCAGGGCTCGGGCGCCACCCTGACCGTCACGGCAAAGGACTATTCATCGCTCAGCAGCCCCGGGGGTACGTTAACCCAAGGGGCGGTTGACGCTGAAGGTAATGCTCAGATCGCTCTGGACACCCCTTTCGTGCCGCCGACCGTCATCTACGTCTTCGACGGGATCGCGCACACCGAGCACGACCAGGAAATGGTGGTAACGGAGAACCCGGTCCAGACCGGGGCCAGCCTGACCGATCATTCCTTTATGCTCCCGGCGAAGGTCACTGCCGAAGTGCTGATGAGCGATGCCATGCAGTCGTTCACGCTCGGGCAGTTCACCAGCGGCGAGTCGCGCAGCGCATCGGCCTATGAGGTTCTGCAGATGTTGCAGAAATCCCGCCAGCCTCTCCAGGTGGCTACGCGGATCGCGCAGTACAGCAACATGCTGATCACGAATCTGAATCCGGTCGAAACTCACGAAACCCGGTTCGGATTGAAATGCCGCGTGACGTTCACGCAGATCCTCACCGCGACCGTCACTTCGGTATCCAGCGGATTGATCAACCCGTCGAGCGCGCGGCCGCAATCGACCTCCAATCCCACAGTTACAGGATCGACGCAGCCGCAGCCGGTGAGCCAGGCTCTGGTTACCCAGCACTCCGTCGGTCTGCCGGAGAACACGCCGACCGGAGTACTCGGACCTCCGCAATCCGTCGGTCTGCCGGCTAGCACTCCGACCGGAGTACTCGGCTCCAGCCGTATGGCGAATGTCCCCGGCACAAGCACCTGGAGCAGTAATAACGTGAGTGCTCTCAGTTCCCTGCTCGGCGCGGCGTTCTTTTAAGCTTTCCATGCAGATCGTCCAGCTGAACAGCAGTCCGAACCAGCGCCTGTCGGTACCGCTCTATGTAAACGGCGCCAATCTTGTCCTGCAGTTCGCCGTGCGATTTGCCGAGATGCTCGGCTACTGGATCATGAGTATCTATGACCAGAGCGGCAACCTGATCCTCGGCACCGTGCCTCTGGTGACGGGGTCCTATCCGGGCGCGAACATTCTGGCTCCGTTTGCGTACATGCAGATCGGATCGGCCCAGGTCATCAACGCGAGCGGCGTATCGAACCCGGATTTCCCCAACTCGAGCGATCTCGGCACCGATTTCGTTCTCCTCTGGGACGATAACCAGTGAGCACGAACGCGGCCAGCCTGATCCCTTATTTCGGGCGCGCCTGGCAGGTGCAGATCGTCACCCAGGCCGGGGCCACAGTGACGATTTCGAGCAGCCAGTTCACCGAGGCGCTGCGCGTGATCTTCAAAGTGGAATATCGCGTCCTCCTCGCTTATCCGATCGGCGAGCTGACGATCTACAACATCAGCCCCGGGACTCTTGGCGCGCCACCGGATAACTCCGGGCCGCCAGATCAGAATACTGCGGTCGGCTTGCCGCTGAACACTCCGACAGGAGTACTCGGACCGCCGCAACCGCAAGAAACGCCCACCTCGCAAAGCGGGCAGTTGTGGCAGTACTGGCAGGAGGTCGCCCGCGGCGATCAGGTCACGGTGTGCGCCGGCTATCAGATGGGAGCGTCCGGCCCGTGGACGCCGCTGTCCAACATCATTTTCAGCGGTCACGTTCTGCAGCCGCTCTGGTCGCGGGAAAACATTGTCGACTGGAAGCTGACCCTGCGCTGCGTCCTCGGGCTGGTGGAGGATTCGCTGAATATCGTGAACTTCGCCTTGCCGGGCGGCAAGAATTTCTACGACGTCCTCGCAAAGACGCTCGAAGAATCCGGAATCAAACCGGCCGGCCCCGACGCTATCGATCAGGAAACGCTCGAGCAACTGGTAATGCCGCGCGGCCAGGTGTTTCAGAACAGGCCCTTCGATGTGATCCGCGGAATCGCGGCTGACAACAATCTGCAGGCGTGGATCGGACCGGGCGGGATCAACGTAAGATCCCTCGGCTTCGATCCGACAGTCAAGCCAGCCTATGCTTACGGACCGCCGAATCTCCCCGGATCGTATGCTCCCAACGCGCCGGATTCGACAGTCATCAAACACACGCTGATCGGCGTACCGGAACAGACGCAGGACGGCCTTATCATGCGC